GATCGAACAGTGGTGGCCAAAGTTGCTGGACCTACAACCGAGCGAATTGCAGGCTACGCGCGAAAACTTGGCGCGGAGCTTGTCGGCAGCAGCGGGGAAATTCAACCCGCCCCGTGATATCCCGACCGCGCATTACATGAGCACAGAGTTTTACCTGCCCGCCGAGAGCGGTGTTCTGCACGGGCTCTACGACTTCCAATACACGCCTTACTTTCTCGGTGTCGCCGCCGCCTTGGACGACCCCCGGGTGAGCGAAGTTGACCTGATGAAAGCGGCGCAGATCGGCTGGACGTGGTTCCTGATCGGCTATCTGTTCAAGTTCATCCACAACCTGCCGCGTCCGATCATGATCCTGTTTGCCAAGGAAAAGGACGGCAAGAACTTCCACGACGAAAAGCTCAAGTTCGGCGTCAACGCGAATACCGAGGTGGCGAAGCTCATGCCGGTGGACGTCAGCCGCACATCGGGCAACCGCTGGGACCATAAGACCTTTCCAGGCGGGTTCCTCAAACTGGTCGCGTCCAACTCCCCGGGCAACGTCAAATCCACGTCTTCCGTGGGCTTGTCGGTGGTAGAGGAACCGGACGATACCAGCGACGACGTGAAGGGGCAGGGCGATGCGATCGCCCTGCTGGAAGAGCGTGGCAAGCGCTATCCCGGCTCCAAGATGCTGGTAGGCGGGACGCCGGCGATCAAGGGCGCGAGCAAGACCGAGGCGCGCCTTGCACAGACCGATTGCCGGGTACTGCCGGTTATCTGCCATTCCTGCGGCCAGGCGCATGTGCTGGACTTCGCTCATATCAAGTGGCTCGACATTGAGGAAGAAGCAACCCCCCATGATATCTACGGCCGCGCGGATCCTGATACCGCCGGCTATGGCTGCCCGCACTGCGGCGAGATCTGGGACGACTACCAGCGCAAAGAGAACATCCGCAACACGGTATTCAACGCGGTCGAAGCCGGCGACCCGTACTGCGGTTGGGTTCCGACCAAGCCCTTCGCCGGGCGCGCCGGGTTCATTGAGCTGAATGAACTGTATGCCTGTTTGCCCGGCACCAGCCTGGCCGACATCGTGCGTGAGAAACTCAACGCCGAGCACCGGGCATCGATGGGCGACCTGTCACTGCTGATCAAGTTCGTCAACCAGAAGCAAGGCCGAGCCTACGAGTACAAATCTGATTTGCCCGAGGCTGACAAGCTGGCCGAACGCGCAGAGGACTACCCGGAGATGTACGTGCCCATGGGCGGGATCGTGGTCACCGCCGGTGTCGATGTGCAGCACGATCGCCTGGCGGTGGTGATGCGGGCCTGGGGCCGGGGTGAGGAATCCTGGTTGCTTTACTGGGGCGAAATCTACGGCGAAGTGGTGCTGCCAGACCAGGGCGTCTGGTTGGATCTGGAAAAGCTGCTGTTTGCGGCGATTCCTCACGCCTGCGGCGCCAAGTTGAAAGTGCTGGCGACTTCGCTCGACACATCTGACGGCACCATCACCCAGGACGCGGCTTATGCGTTCTGTCGTAAGCACCAGCGTAGTGGCGTGATGGCGATCAAAGGCGCGAGCGAGCGTGGCAACACCCGCGACGACGAGCGTCGGGAGATCTTCAGCGCGCCTCGGCAGGGCGTCGATACCGACAAAGAGCAGAAGGCCTCCAAGTACGGCCTTCGTCCCTACATCGTCGGCACGTCGCGGGCCAAGGATCTGTGGATTGAAGGCCGGTTGCCGCTGACGGGTGATGGCCCTGGTCGGATGCACTTTTACAAGACGGTGCGCCCGGACTACTTCCGACAAATCACCGCCGAAGTGAAGGCTCCCAGCCGTCGACACCACTATCGCAAGGTGTGGCAGAAGAAGGCTGGCGAGCCGAACGAAGGCACCGACTGTGAAACCTACGCGCTGCACGCCGCCCGCTCCCTGAAAACTCATCTGCTGCAGGAGCAGGACTGGGCGGCGCTCGATGCCCAGATCCGCCAGGGTGGTTTGTTTGATCAGCCCGACCCGGTTAGGGCTGAGGTCGAGCCCAATCCCGATACCGATACCGAGGGAGCGACCCCGGAACCACCGCCACACGTTGAACCCCCCGATCTCCCGCCTGCTGGCGGGAGAGTTGTTTCTGGGCGCCGCAGTGCAATGCGCGTGCTCTCCCAACGCAGGAATTAATCATGGCTATCACCCTGGAACAAGCGCAGGGCCAGCTCCAAGCCTGGCTCGATGCGAGCATGAAGGTCAGCCAGAAGCAAAGCTACCGGATCGGCACCCGCCAGCTGGAGTACGCTGACCTTGCCGAGATCACCAAAACGATCGACTACTGGCAGAAGCAAGTTGATGGCCTGGAAAGCGGCCGGCCACGGGGGATTGTCCTGCGTGGGATCACGCCGCGATGAGCCGCGCACCGAAAGCCCCAGAACCCACACTGCTTGACAAGGCCATCACCTGGTTGAGCCCTGAGCGCGGTGCCAAGCGCATGCATGCCCGGCTCACCATGACCGCGCTGGGCGGTTACAGTGGCGCATCGAAGGCCAAGCGTTCGTTGAGCGCCTGGAACCCTGCCGCGGGCAGTGCAGCGGCTGACTTGCTACCCGACTTGCCCACGCTTCGCGAGCGATGCCGTGACCTTGAGCGCAACAACCCCATCGGTGGCGGCGCGATCAGCACGGTGACGACTAAAACGGTCGGTACTGGCTTGGCGCTTAAGTCCGTGGTGAACCGCCAAATCCTTGGCTGGGATGAAGATCAGGCCAGGGAGTGGCAGCGCAAGACTGAATCGTTGTTCAAGTCCTGGGCGGAAACGACCTGCTGCGACATTACCCGCGAGCAAAACTTCTATGGTTTGCAGGATCTGACGTGGCGTTCGGTGCTGAGTAGCGGTGATGTGTTTCCGCTGTTGACCCACAAGGAGCGCCCTGGTCATCACTACTCGGCGTGTATCCAGCTCATTGAAGCCGACCGAATCTGCAACCCGTCGGGCAGAGCCGATACGGAAATCCTCACCGCTGGTATCGAACGTGACGCCGACGGCGCTCCGATCAAGGCTCACATCCTGCGCAGCCACCCTGGTGCGCTGGGCGTTAAAGAACGGGAATGGGATGAGCGTCCGTTCTTCAACGAGCGCGGCGGTCGGGTGCTGTTGCACGTGTACCGCCGCCGGCGAGTGGGCCAGCCACGCGGTGTGCCGTACCTGGCGCCGGTGATCGAAAAGCTCAAGCAATTGGACCGCTACACCGATGCCGAGTTGGAAGCTGCGGTGGTGTCGGCGTTCTTCGCTGTATTCATCAAGCCGGGGACAGGCGGGAGCCTAAGCCCACTGGCATCTGCTGCTACCGGCAACACGCCCGTCGGCGGCGACCGGCCAGCAGGACGGGAGCAGGGTGGCTGGGACGGTTCGCTCAGCGGCGGCATTGTCGCCGAGCTGGACGACGGCGCGTCAATTGATACTGCGGCTCCAGGTCGGCCGAACATGGCGTTTGACCCGTTCGTGTTGGCGATGCTGCGCCAGATCGGCATGGCCCTGGAGTTGCCCTATGAGGTGCTGATCAAGCACTTCACGGCCAGCTACACCGCCGCGCGTGCGGCAGTCATGGAGGCGTGGCAATTCGTTCGCGGTTGCCGCGACTTCCTGGGCTCACACTTCTGCCAGCCGGTGTACGAGCATTGGCTTGAAGAGGCCATTGCGCAGGGTGATATCGAGGCCCCCGGGTTTTTCGATCACCCGCTACTGCGCTATGCCTACTGCGGTTCGCTGTGGGTAGGCGATGGTCCTGGCACCGTAGACCCGCTGAAGGATATCAACGCCGCCGAGAAGCGGATCGATATCGGTGTCAGTACGTTGGCGAAGGAATCCATGCTCTACGACGGCAGTGACTGGGAGGAAAACCACGAACAGCGCGCCCTGGAAGTGAAGCGTCGGCGCGATGACGGGCTTTCAGCTTCGCCGACGGCCCGCCCGGACAATGAGCTGCCGGCCAATCCCGACCTACCTGAACGGACCTAACTATGAGCGACAACCCAACCGATGCACCCGTGCACCGGGTGACGGCGTTCGACCTGGTCTCACGCGAGCCCTGGGCCATCACTCCGGACATGCTCCAGACCATCACCGCCATTGCCCGTCGGGAACATGAAGGGCCCGAGGCCTTGGAAGCCCGGCAAGGCAAGCCCCTGCAGAACAGCCGTGCAGTGACTCAACGTGGCAACGTTGCCTTGTTGCCCGTCACTGGCCCGGTGTTTCGCTATGCCAACTTGTTTACGGCGTTGTCCGGTGCGACCTCACTGGATGTTCTGGCGAAAGAGTTCACCGCCGCCGTCGATGATCCGCGAACAGACACCATCATCCTAGTGATGGATACACCGGGCGGCATTGCCAGTGGTATCGCTGAGTTCGCTCAGATGATCCGTGCTTCTCCCAAGCAGGTGGTGGCCTACGTATCCGGCAACGCAGCCAGCGCAGGCTATTGGATGGCGGCAGCGGCACATGAAATTGTCATGGGCCGCACCGGCGCCGTTGGCTCCATTGGCACGGTGTTGACGGTGCGTAAAAGCGAAGACGACGGCAGTTTCGAGATCGTCAGCAGCCAGAGTCCGAAAAAGCGGCCTGACTTCGGTACCGAATCTGGCCGCGCTGTTGCACAGGCGCACGTTGACCGATTGACCGACATCTTTGTCGAGGACGTTGCCAACTATCGCGGCCTCAGTGTTGAAACCGTCCTGGCGGACTTCGGCCAGGGCGACATGCGGATTGGCTCGGATGCCGTGGCATTGGGCATGGCCGACCGTGAATCCACCCTTGAAAACCTTATCGCCGAATTCAACGGCAGTCCCTCTGGAGATCGATCCATGTCCGCACCAAACAGCAGCACCGTATCAGCTCCAACCACCGACAAGCCGGCCATCACCCGTGAATATCTGGCCGCGAATCACGCGGAATTGCTTGCCAGCCTGGAGCATGACGCACATGCAGCTGGCGCTCGCGCCGAGTGCGATCGCATCAAGGCAGTCGAGGCGGCCGCGTTGCCCGGGCATGAAGAGCTGATCGCCAGTCTCAAGTTTGATGGCAAAACCAGCGGCGCTGAAGCGGCTGCACAGGTGATTGGCGCCGAAAAGTCCAAGCGCGCCACTGCTCTTGCCGACATCCGCAGCCAGGCCCCTGCGCCGGTACCCAACGCACTCACTCCACCGGTTGCACCAGTTGCCGCCGAAGAGGATCCGGAGGCGCCCCTGGAAGAGCGCGCCAAAGCGACCTGGGACGGTGACAAGGATCTGCGCGCCGAGTTTGGCACTTTCGAGGCCTATCACGGTTACCGCAAGGCCACCGACCGTGGTTTGGTCAAGGTTCTGAAAAAGTAAGCCCCTGGTCCGTCCCTTAAACCCTGGCTCTGGAGAATCCCATGCCTCTTACACTCGATACCCCCCGCGCTTACGAGATCGGCACCATCAACGACTTGTCGGTTGCCGCCGGTGTGCAGATCTTCGAAGGCTCGGCCGTTGGCATCATCGCTGCTAGTGGCCTTGCTCGCCCTTTGGCGGCGGGTGACCTGTTTGTCGGTTTCGCTGATCGCGGCGTCGACAACCGCACTGGCGCCGCTGCGGCCGCGCGGGTCCGTCTTCGCGAAGAAGGCAAGATCGAACTGCCTGTGGCTGCCCTGGCACTTGCCGATATCGGCAAGCAGGTCTACGCCAGCGACAGCGGCGCGTTCCTGCTGACCGCAGCCGGGAATAGCCTGGTTGGCCATGTTCACCGTTTTGTCCGCTCTGGCGTCGGCATCGTCAAGTTCGCCGCCCAACCAGTACCCGTCGCGCCTTAACGCAACACTCACCCCCGTTTTTTGACCGTATCCTTCTTCAGGAGAATCACCCATGGGTGCTGAAGTACTTTCCAGCCGTGCCGTCATCGGCATGTTTTACGAAATGCTCGAACAGAATGTGGGGTCGAACTGGATCGACGCCGTGTCCAACCTGTTCGATTCTGACCAGGCAAAAGAAACCTACCCGTGGATTGGCATGGTGCCAACGCTGCGTGAGTGGATCGGTGGCCGTCATGCCAAGGGCTTCATCGGCGCTGAACTCGAAATCGAAAACCTGCACTTTGAAGCAACCATTGAGGTTCTGGTCAAGGAGCTGCGCCGAGACAAAACCGGGCAGCTGCGGATTCGCCTCGGTGAATTGGCCGACCGCACGAATGCCCACTGGGCCAGACTACTCTCGGTACTGTTGCTCAATGGCGAAACCCAGGTCTGCTACGACGGCCAGTATTTCTTCGACACCGACCACGAAGAAGGTCAGAGCGGGGTGCAGTCGAACAAAATCACAACCAAGCTTTCGGAACTTGCCGCGACTGTTCATGGCACGCCGACTCGTCCGAGTGTTGAGGAGTTTCAGCAGGCAGTTGCTCGGTCCGTTACCCAATTGACCAGTCTCAAGGATGATCAGGGCGAACCCATCAACGAACTGGCCCGCGAATTCCTGGTGATGGTGCCGTTCAACCTGTTGAGCGTTGCTCAGTCAGCGTTGAGCGTTCCGCGCGGCACCAACATCAACGAGATTGTCATGCCCGACAACGTTGTGGTTCGGGTGGTGGGCAACGTGCGACTCAATGCCTGGCAGGACAAGTTCGTGACCCTGCGTACAGATGGCCGCCTAAAGGCATTCATCCGTCAGCAGGAAACCGACGTTGCCATGAAGGCGAAAGCGGAAGGCTCGGAATACGAGTTTGACAACGACGCTCACCAGTACGGTGTCGACACCTGGCGCAACGCCGGTTTTGGTCGCTGGCAGTACGCCGTCCTTAACCAGCTGGTGGCATAAGCCGGTCGGCCTGCCACCTCACCGAGGACACTGATATGCCGAAATACCGCGTTAAAGAGACCATCACCCTTTACGGCGGGGAGTTGATCTTGACAGCCGCCCAGGCCAGCGCACGACAGCACTGCCTGGAGCCGGACGAAAAGAAAAAGGGGCGCTACACCATTCTGGAGCCTGTCCAGTTCAAAGTCGGGGAGGTGATCGTTATCCCTGGTGAGCCGGACAAGGCGCTGGAGCAGCGGCTTGTGAAAGTGGACAAGGCAGGAGGG